TATGTATAAATTATTTACTGACAAGTCTGAACTCTTTGAGTGTGACATTAAATTAGAGGGTGCCAGTTTAAGTAAATCAAAAGCACGTTTAGTAGTTGAAACTTCAGACTACTCTTTACTTTTCAATGGATCTATTAGTTCTGGTGGAAAGTGTGAAATCCCAATTAGAAAATTAAAAGGTTTAATAGATGAAAACACTTCAGGTAACATTCGTTTAGAAGTTATTGCTGAAGACACTTATTTTACCCCTTGGGAAAGTGACTTTGAAGTAGATGCAAGTAAAAAGGTAACTGTTGAAGTGAAATCTCAAACAACTAAAAAACCTATTGTAGAAGCTAAAGTAAAAGTTAAAGTAAAAGAAAATACCCCAACACTTACTGAAACACAACACGTTATAAATTTGTTTAAACTTTTAATAAAAGACGATATAAACGTAGACAATATTTCTTATAAGCGTAACGCACTAAATAACATAGTAGCAACGTATCTCAAAGAAAATCGCGTGAAAAACACGAGTAAAGTGATAAATGGTGTGTTAAAAGTTCTTGAAAAAAAGAAATAAAAATGGTTATAAATGGCAGTCAACGACTTCACAGGAAAAAATATTCAGGACACTTATCAAAAAGTAGTCCAAACAGATGGAACTAATTTAGCTGATGGAACAGGTAGTTTACTTCCCATATCTTTTGAGGGTAATGATGTAATAATTCCAGGAGCACTTAAAGCACAATCTTATATAGTATCTGAAAGTATAATTAATGTCTCTTCTGGTTCTACTGCATTTGGTAATTCTATAGATGATACTCATACATTTATAGGTAATATTACAGCCTCAGGTAATATAAGTGCAAGTGGAAATAATCATACATTTGGGGGTAATGTAAATATTACAAATGAATATAGATCAAATGGCCAACCTGTAGCTTTTAGTGGTATATCTGGACTAGTTATAGGTAATTCTAATACAAATCCTATCACAATAGGTAGACAAGATGTAACACCTATAACCTTATCTGGAGCCGTAACAGCCTCAGGTAATATAAGTGCAAGTGGAGCAATACATACAAATACAATATTTGGAAATAATACTCTAAATATTAATCCTAATCAAAATGGCCCCGCATTTGCAGGTAATACTCATGCATTACAAGTGTATGGGGGTATAAAAGCAGGAATAAGCCCCGGAACATCACATTTCTTCGATGGTAATATAACAGCTTCAGGTAATATAAATTCAAGTGGAGATATTCAATTCAATACACTAACAGGAACTATAAATGGAGGGACTTTTTAAATATTTATTATAGAATAAAACAAATATGGCAAGTACAATACAATTAAAAACAGGAACAGGATCAGCAGTACCTTCTTCTTTAACACAAGGAGAAGTTGCTATTAATATAGATAATGGTTTAGTTTATTATGGTTCTGGTTCTACTAATACAACAAAACAATTAGAATCTTTTACCAACATAACAGCCTCAGGTAATATAAGTTCAAGTGGAACAATAACAGCAGAACATATTGTTTCAAGTGATGATATAGTAGCTTCAGGTGAATTATTTACTAGTGGTACTGGTTTAAACAAAATAGAAGGTATACTAACTCTTGGTAGTTCAGCAATTCCGACAGGTGGAAATAATTTAAAAGTTACAGGTACATCAACATTTACTTCTCATATAACATCCTCAGGTAATATAAGTTCAAGTGGAATAGTAACTGGAGTTAGGTTAGCTCAAGGTAGTACTCTTATAAATGATGCATTTGCTCCAATTACAGGACATGCAAACATAGTAACAGTAGGAGCATTAAACGCTGGATCAATAACTTCAGGATTTACTTCAATAGATGTAGGATCAGGAGCCATAACTACAACAGGTACCGCAACTTTAGGCACAATAGCAAATGTTAATACGACTAATGTAACAGCTTCAGGTAATATAGAAGCAACTAGTTATATTAGCGCAAGCGAATTTAGAACCACAGGACATATAACAGCCTCAGGAAATATAAGTGCAAGTGGAACTATAATAACAGAAGATCTTCAAGTAGACACTATTACAAACCAGACTACAGGAGGAGGAATAATATTAGATTCTGCTGGTTTTATAGGACTAGACTCTGCAGGAGGTGATATTAGATTTAGAGATGCAGGTGCAAATCAGTTACATTTTGATATGGATGGTACTGATGGAGCTCAAGTAATTTCTCCAAGTGTAGCTGGTGATGATATAATATTTAAAAACCAAGGTGGTGATAGTGTATTAACTTTAAAGAGTGAAGGCCAAACAGAAATCCACGGTAATATAACAGCCTCAGGTAATATAAGTGCAAGTGGAAAGGTTTACTCATACAATGAACAATATTGGTCAACAACTGCAAGACTAACTGTTGATGATAATACAACAAACTATTTTGGACCTAACCCACAAGGAACTAATTATTATTTTTGGAATAGAGATTTAGGAACAAGTTCTACAACAATAACATCAAAACAATCTACAATGAATTCTGGTTTTAAATTACCTTATAAAGCTATATTGACAGGATATCATTTAAACATACAAGGAAGAGGTACAAATGATAACATATCTTTTACTTTAGTATATAGTGATGGTATGTGGGATGGTAACGTAACGAGTACGTCACAAACCCTAGTAGAAGCAGAAGGGGCCCAAACAATAACAATAGCAAGTGCGAATAATTTTTACGTATTAGACAGAAGAGATCAATTTGCAATACCTGTTGGTGCGATGACAATGCTTTATCCTAGATTCAAGAAAACATCAGATGCAGCTGGTACAACAGGTTACGACTTCCAATTAGCAGTACAATATAGAATAGCAAAATAAATAAATTATGGCAATTAGAAAATCAAATGATATAGCAAACGAAACAGACAGTAAGTTTAATAAGTCAAAAGGAACAAAAAAACTAGCAATAATAACTGAAAGATTTGACGATACCACAGACAACGACAATCCTTATGATGATGCATTACAATATATAAATAAAAAAATAGATGAGTGTATCGATGCTGTAAATACGAATTCAGATAAGACAGTATTAACTATTGGAACAGAATCTGGAAATGCAAAGGCTGGTAATACCACAACGATATCAACTTCACAAGCTTCAGCAATAACAGCTAATACTGCAAAGACAGGAATATCAACTTCTCAAGCAAATGCTATAACAGCAAATACAGCAAAGGTAGGCACTGAAACAGATTTATCTGTTACTACAGGGATGACACTTAAAGCAACAGTAGCAGAGAGTAGAGGTGTTTATACATTAACGTTTACTGTAACTCATGGTAGAGTAACAAAAACAGCAGACATAACAATGAGTTAACTCATAATAAATAAGTAATGAATAATGTTAAAATAAAATTTAGAGCCCCTTCACTAACTGAAATTAATTCCAAAATTTTAGTAATTGATGATAAGAAGGGAGACTTATATTATAAAGCAAATCAATCTATTTTTAAAGTAGCTACTACTCTTGATTTAAATGCCTTACAAGAAAGTACCACAAATGATCCTATAATTTTATCAAATGTCCCCAGCACACCATCTGATGGTTCTACTGTCCAAATAGGAAAAAGAGATGATGCTACTCAGGGTACTTTAAGAATTGTATCTTCTTTTGGTCATATTGATGTAGGACCAGCTAATAGTTCTTTTTGTCATTTTATGCAACAGGGTGCTTCACTAGGATATTATTTTAATGATCAAATAAGTGTGAATACGGGGAAAATTAGTTCCTATAATACTGATTTAGATTTAAGATGTAATAGAGACACATCAAAATCAAGAATTGTACTTAAAAATACTGATACTAATACATTAATAGAAGTATATGGAAATCTTAATGTTAAGGCACACGGATCATCTGCAGGAAAAATAGAAACAGATGGTGATGTTATAGAATTTGCTTCAGATAAACGTTTAAAAGAAAATATAATAGAAATACCTAATCCCTTAGATAAAATTAAACAATTAAGAGGTGTTTATTATGATTGGAAAAAAGATGTAGAAGAAAAAGGTTTTAATCCTAGTAGAAAGACAAATGAAATAGGAATGATAGCCCAAGAAATAGAACAAATAATTCCTCAAGCAATTGAACCTGCACCCTTTGATAATGAGTATAAAACTATTAAGTATAATAGAATTATACCTTTATTAGTAGAGTGTATTAAAGAACAACAAAAACAAATAGATGAACTTAAATCTTTATTTAAACCTTAAAAATGACTATTTATAGCATAAATAAAAATCAGATAAATATATCTAATGACTCTGGTAGTATAGTTTTTATATCTTCAGGATCTAAAACGGATTCTAACACAGCTATATCAGCTTCAATACCTCAAGTTTTAGCAATAACATGTTCTTCTAATTTTAATAATAGATTAACTAAGCTTACTACTATAAATGCATTTGGTATAATTACTTTAAATAACGGGGGTAAAGATACTGAAAACAATAAAAGATTAGTTTTAAGATATATAAATAGTTCTTCTTTTGCTTCAGATAAATCCAATATTTCCCAATTAGCAAAAACAAATGCTACAGATGAAGATGATGACTTAACAGATTTAAAATTTTCAAATACCCTTTCAAACGATACCTTAGTAGATATTCCTATAAACAGTAATGATGATTCGTTTCTAGTAGCATATAGAACAGTAGAAGCATTAAATGAAACCCCCGCATTTAATAATTCATTTAATGCAGCTTTAATAAATGATGGAAGTAACTTAGTTTCTTTAACAGCTTCTATAGGAAATATGACTATAGGTTCTGGTTTTAAAGTTAGAAATTCTGCCTCTTTAGGAACCAATTCATTGACTGATGGTTCTGAAGGAAAATTTACTATAACTAGTATAAATAGTAGTTCTGTAGCTTTACCTGATTTTTCAGGTACACAAGCACAAGTAGGAGGAATGATGATAGGTTCTTCTTTTAAAATAGGAAGTTCACCTAATACATTTAAATATAATATTATCACATCAGGTTCTGGAGCAAAAAATCAACCTTTTTTTGAAGGGAAAGTACCTGAGGCTTCAGCTTCTTTAATTCAAAGAATAGATCCAATTGATAAAATAAGTTTTGAATTTATGGTACCTTCTCAATCTGCTGGATCAGAAGAAGATTTAATACCTCTTTATATATCTTCATCAAAAAATTCCCCAGCAGTATTAAAATTAGGAATAGGAACTAAAGACCCTTTAACTAACGTTGATATTAGAGCAGATGAATTTCAAATTCAAAGAGTAAAGGAAAAAAAAGGACTAAAAATTAACACTGAAGGTAATATTGAAAGTTTTGATAAAACCCCAGAATCAGCAACAACAGGTAGTGAATTTATTTTAAATTATTCAAGAGGAGTTGAAATAACAGCTGCAAATATAGCTCTAATACTCAACAGTGTACCTCTTGTAAATGATGCCGCAGCAGTTAGTTTTTTTAATTCACAAACCCCCGATTTACAAGCAAAAATAATAGCTATAGGTGAAAAAAAAGGACTTATAACCCCACCAAATACAGGAGACACGTTAGGTGCCATGAGATGGGTAGCACAATCAGGTTCAAGTTTAGCCTTTAATCCTAGAGGAACGGGAGAAACAGCAGTAATTAAAGCAGTTGTAAGTGATGTTAATGCTACAGGGGTTCAAGCAGACTTAATTTTTAGTGTTGCGGGTAAAGAAGGTGCAGCAACACAAAGATTCTTAATAGACGCGGGTAATGAACATCAAATAACTGGATCATTAAATGTTCTTGGTAGTATTCGAACTTCAGGTTTTATACAGCCAAGAGGATCAGAAAACTCACAAACAAGAATAGACTTTTCTAATAGTGGGGTTGACATTGATTTTTACTCAAACACTTCACAAGTTTTAAAATTAAGTAACACAGGTGTTGTTTTTAATGAATCTAGTAATGATATAGATTTTAGAATAGAAGGAAACAATAATGCTAACTTATTCTTCATAGATGCTGGTAATGATAGAGTAGGAATAGGAACAAATATACCTGATGAAAAATTAACAGTAGATGGTAATATAAAAGCTTCAGGAGCAGTTATAGCACAATCTTATATTGTATCTGAAAGTATAATTGTACATAGTGTATCCTCAGGATCTACTGTATTTGGTGATTCTGCAGACGATTCACATAATTTTATAGGGTCAATTACTTCCTCAGGCGTTATAAGTGCAAGTGGTAATATAATAGCTCTTTCTTCAGATATTATTACAATAAATGGTGGGTCTTTCTAATTTACATATATGTATATCCGAAATTAATCAATAATAAAAGTTATGGCAGTAAAAGATAAAATCCCTACACCTACAGACATTAAAAAAAGTCCAATTCAATTTACAAATGAAGAAATTGAAAAATTAAGAAATCTTCAAGCACGTGTTAATCAAACAACAATTCAGTTTGGTCAGCTAGCTATTAATAAACTTAAATTAGAAGAAGCTGAAAATGAGGTAAAAAAACAGTTAAGTGAATTAGAAAAAGAAGAAATTAACATAGCAAAATCTTTATCAGATAAATATGGTAAAGGATCTCTTGATATAGAAACAGGAACCTTTACTCCTGCAGAATAGTTTTTAAAAATCATCTTATATTTATCAATGATTAGGTTATAAATTAGATAACCACTTTGTTTGGGTTTGTATTTTTCTTTTATATTTATGATAGAACCAATCGAAGACATAACATTATTAAATAAAATATAAGATGGCAGAACAAATTATTTCACCAGGTGTATTTACAAGAGAAAACGACCTATCATTCTTACCACAAGGAGTTGGCGCAATTGGCGCTGCAATTATTGGACCAACGGAAAAAGGTCCTGCGTTTGTACCAACAGTAGTAAGAAGTTTCGCAGAATATGAAAGAAGATTCGGACCTATAAGTTCAGAAACTTATGTCCCACAAACAGTTAGAGAATACTTAAAAAACGCAGGATCCGTTACTGTATGTAGAGTGTTAGCAGGAGGTGGTTACACATATGCTAATGGTACTAATGAATTTTTTGTACTAGCAGCTTCGGGTTCATCAGGAAAGCATGTAATGTTAGGTGCAGTTTATCCTTCTAAAGCATTAGCTAAACCTTCTTTAGGGGATTCAACAATGCAATCAGCATCTATTAATACTCATATAGGACCAGATTTATCAGAAAATTTTGGTTTAACACTTCAAGGAACTAACGTTACTACTACAACATTGTCATCTGTTTCAATGAATCCTGCTAATAAAAATTATGTATTTAAGCAGTTAGGTAGTAATCCAAATAATAGTAAAACAGGAGCAAATGCTTACGCAGGTACTCCTGGATACACATACTTAAATTTTAAGAACTTACAAACATCTATTTTTAGTACTAAAGCAGAAAATGTAGACATTACTTTCGCTAATGCAACATTCCGTACTTCAAGTTTAGTAAATATGACATTGCAAGCTTCGGGTGCAATTTTCTTACAAATTTCAGACGATGAAGATTTAACACATTCTTCAGCAGCATATTCACACACATTATTCTTCTCTGGTTCAGGATTAATCCCTACACCAGTAGCAGGAGCAACAGTAGACACATCAATAGATGCAACTCCTGCAACAGGAACAACTGGATCAGCAGTTCCAATTAATTTAGATACTTACGCAGTATTAGCGGGAACAATTACAGGAGAACAATTAGCTCAAGCAACTAGAGATGCAATCAATGGTTTACATAATGATAATACATCATCTGATCAACTTGGTATAGCAGGTTTTTCAGCATCTATAGATACTACAGGTTTTAAAGTAACTGTTACAAGTAATGATGCAGGATTTACAACAGCTGCAGCATTTACATCTTTTGGTGCAACAACAGCCTCAGTAGCTATAACTCAGGAAGGTACAGATGTATCAGGATATCAATTATCATCAGGAAAATCAGTTTTATTTGTTACACAATCGACTGATATGGTATATAGTGGAGAAATTGGTCAAACAGAAGGATATGGATATGCTTCTACACCATTTATTACTTCACAGTTTTTAGATGTTAATAAAACAACAAAAGAATTATTTAAAGTTCATACTTTAGATCATGGAAAACATTTATGTCATGATTATAAGGTTTCAATTGCAAATTTAAAGGAGCCAGGAGACATTGATGGTATTGAACAATATTCACAATTTTCAGTTATTATAAGAAAAACAGGTGATAAAGATAAAGCTCCTGTTATTTTAGAACAATTTAATAATGTATCCTTAGATCCAGATTCTCCAAGATATATTGCGAGATCAATTGGAGATAGATACCCACAATATAATGATACATTAGGAAAAGTTGAATTACTTGGAAATTATCCAAATATTTCAAATTATATTAGAATAGAAGTATCAAATGCAGTAGAAGAAAGAGCACTTTCACCTAAATTATCTCCTAAAGGATTTAAAGCAGTAAGAAATACTATAAATACAAGTTCATTTGGTATAGACATGGCTTTCCCATCAGCTTCTTATGAAGGGGATCAAGTAATAGGTGGAAATTATAGTTCTAAAGCATATTTAGGATTTAAATTTATTGATAAAGCATCAGATAATGAAAATTTCTTACAACCATTACCAGATAATAACACAGCAAATGTATCAGGTGATTTTAACGTAGAAAATTATAACGGTCATGCAAACTCAGCATTATGGACAAGTTCATTAAGTGCTTCAATTGATTCAACAGGAGCAACAGGACCAACTGCAAACCAACTTAAATTTACAGTTCCTTTCCAAGGTGGAGATGATGGTATTAGTTCAGATGTTGTAAAACAAATTGGAGCTAATATCACAGCAGCTAATTTATATGGATTTGATTTAAGTACAACATCAAAAGCAGGATACACAGGATATAAAAAAGCATTAGATATAATTGCAAACCAAGATGAATATGATATCAATATGTTAGCTATGCCAGGTGTTATTCACTCATTACACCCATTAGTTACAAATGCGGGTATTGACATGTGTGAAGAAAGAGGAGATGCATTTTTCGTAATGGATTTAAATGAAGTAGGAGCATCAGTAAACACAGCAGTAAGTAAAGTAGCAGGTTTAGACACTAATTACGCTGCAGTATATTATCCATGGGTTAAAGTATTAGATACTGCCAAGAATAAGCCAGTATTAGTACCGCCTTCAGTAATTGTACCAGGTGCTATAGCAGCTTCAGATAGAATAGCAGCAGAGTGGTTTGCACCAGCAGGTTTAAATAGAGGTGTATTAGGAAATGTTATTGAAGCTAAAATGAGATTAAATCAAGCTGAAAGAGATGTTTTATATGATGCTAAAATTAATCCAATTGCAACATTCCCACAAACAGGAGTTTGTATTTGGGGTCAGAAAACATTACAAGAAAGATCAACAGCATTAGATAGAATTAACGTTCGTAGATTAATGATTGCTCTTAAGAAATTTATTGCAAGTTCATCAAGATACTTAGTATTTGAACAAAATACACAAGCTACAAGAAATAGATTCTTAAATATTGTTAATCCATATTTAGAATCAGTACAACAAAGACAAGGATTATATGCATTTAGAGTACAAATGGACGAAGGCAATAACACACCAGATGTAATTGATAGAAACCAATTAGTTGGCGCGATATATTTACAACCAGCCAAAACAGCTGAATTCATAGTATTAGACTTTAACGTATTACCTACAGGAGCTACATTTGATGGTGGTGGTGGAGCAGGTGGTGGCGGAGGTTACTAAAAAGTTAAAAAGTATTATATTTATAATAGAACAATTTAAATAAAACAAAAAGATGGCAATATTAAACACAAACGAAATGATGTTCACAGCATTTGAACCAAAGTTGCAAAACAGGTTCCTAATGTTCATCGATGGTATCCCAGCATACCTTATTAAAAAAATAGGAAGACCAAGTATTTCATTTAATGAAGTAGTTCTTGATCATATTAACGTGAAAAGAAAAATTAAAGGAAAAGCTAACTGGGAAAACATTACCTGTGATCTTTATGATCCAGTAACACCATCAGGTGCACAAGCAGTAATGGAATGGGTTCGTTTGTCACATGAGTCAGTTACAGGTAGAGATGGTTATTCTGATTTTTATAAAAAAGACATTAGAATTAATACATTAGGTCCTGTAGGAGATGTTGTTGAAGAATGGATTTTAAAAGGTGCTTATTGTCAGTCAGCTAATTTTGGAGATATGGATTGGACATCAGACACACCAGCTAACATTAATATGACTATAGTAATGGATTACGCCATCTTAAATTACTAAAAGTTAACTTATATAAAAGAAAAGCGCCTATTTTTGGCGCTTTTTTTGTTTTACATATATGTATATCTGAACTAGTTTTAATAAAATAAATAACGTTATGGAACAAATACCAAACACCCCCCAAGTCCCTAAAATTCAGGAAGAAACATACCAATATCCTACTGAAGATGTTACATTACCTTCAAAAGGTTTATTGTATCCTGATGGGCATCCTTTAAGATCGGGAGTCATAAAAATGAAATATATGACAGCTCGTGAAGAAGATATATTGACTAACCAAAACTATATAAAAAATGGTACAGTTATCAATAAATTGTTACAATCATTAATTGTAACATCAATAAATTATAATGATTTACTAATTGGAGATAAAAATGCAATATTAATAGCAGCTCGTATTTTAGGTTATGGTAGTGATTATACATTTACTTACACTAACCCAAAAACAGGAGATTCAGAAGAAATTACTATTGATTTAACTGAATTAGATGATAAGGAGTTAGATGAAAGCTTAATGATAGAAAAAAGAAATGAATTTGCTTTTACTCTTCCTACATCTAAAGTAGAAATTACTTTTAAATTTTTAACTCATGGTGATGAAGAAAAAATCCAAAAAGAATTAAAAGGACTTAAGAAGATTAACAAACAATCTTCCTCAGAATTAACTACAAGATTAAAACATACTTTATTATCAGTAAATGGTGATAGAGATATGAAAGAAATTAGAGAATTTGTAGATTATAAATTTTTAGCAAGAGATTCTAAAGCATTTAGAAATTATCTATCAAAAATTATGCCCGATATTGATATGTCAGTTGACATCGATTTCGAAAACGGCGATACCATCGAGGATGTAAACATTCCCCTCGGTGTTTCGTTTTTTTGGCCTGACGCCTAAATACCGGGGTGTTATATTTACCGAAATTCACGATTTAGTGTACCATGGAGGTGGTGGGTTCATACACTCGGAAATATATAACATGCCAATTTGGTTAAGACGTTATCACATTGAAAAGATAAACGATTACCACAGAAAACAAGAAGAAGAACGAAATAAGACTACGCAAAGAAATAAATCAACAAATAATAAAGTAGCAGGTCCTAATGTAAATCCTTCTTCAACATATAACTTTTAAGTAAAGGCATCATAGATGCCTTTATTTTTTTATATTTATACGGGAATAACTATATAACATGCCTGAACAAGACGACGAAAAATCCTTAGACATTACTAATCAATTAGTAAATGCATATAAAGAAGCTAATGCTGAATTACTTGAGAGAGTTAGTATTATGAAAGCGTCTTATAAACAACAAGCTAAAGAAAACGAGCTTGTTAAACAGGTAAGACAGGATATGTCTAAAGCGGTTGACAATAAAAAACTTTTAAGAGATTTAGTTCAAGAAGCAAATGAAGGTGATGTTATGTCTGTAGACATAGAAAAAGAAAGAGCAAAACTCCAAGACAAAATAAAACAATTATCAGCTGATCGTGCTTTAACAGAATCAGCAATGGCAAAAGCTAAAAAAGAGGGTTTAAAAGAAGAAGTATCTTTATATAAAGATATAACTGCAGAAATAGATGAAGCCTTATCATCCATGGAAAAAATGGATAAAGCAGCTGGAGGTGTTCAAGATAAAGCATCTGAAATTGAAAAGAAAAGTGGGGCAAGTTTTTTTGAAGGGATAAGTGAATTAATACCTGATAAGGTTAGTGAAGCTTTTGGAAGTATAAAAGATGCTTTTCAGGAGGGAGCTAAAGAAGCCAAAAAGGTATATAAAGAACAAGAAACTATACAACAAAAAGCAGCAGAAGTAAAAATTGAAAAACAAGATAAAACCAAAACAGCTCAAGAAGAATTAAATAAAATAGAAGAACTTTCATATAAAACCAAAAGTGGTAAAGATCAAACTAGATTTAGGTATAAAAAAGGAATGGATCCTAAGGGACCAGGTCAACGTTTTGTAAAAGGAGATAAAGTAAAACAATTACAAACAAGAGCAAAAGAAACTCCTATTAAAAAATTAAAACCTAAAAAAGGAGGGGTTGATGCAACAAAAGGAGTAGCAAAAGCAGGTAAAGGATTAAAAGGAATGGCGGGTGGTTTTATGAAAGCTATAACTAAAGGTATGGGGAAAATGGTAAAAGTACTAGCGAAGACTTTTACAAAAGCTATACCATGGGTAGGAATAATCATGGAAATAGTAGAAGCAGTAGCAAAAGTAGATGAAGAAGTAACAGAGCTAGGAAAAGGTCTTACCTTAGGCAGAGATGAGGCTCTAGCACAAAGAGACGCATTTGTTAATATGGCTGCAGCCTCTGGGGATGTATTTGTAACTACTGCTAAGCTAATAAAAGCAAATAATACATTAAATCAAACATTAGGTACAGCTGTAGTATTTAATTCAGAAATACTTACAACATCTACACAGTTATTAGAAAAAATGAAAATGACTGGGGAGGCAGCAGCTGGTTTAGCAGGACAAACTGTTGTAACAGGGGGATCAATGCGAGACAATTATGAGTCTGCATTATCAACTTCTTACGAAATGCAAAGACAATCAGGTGTTGCTATTGATCTTAGACAAGTAATGGAAGCAGTAGGTAAAACTACAGGCCAATTAAGAGCACAATTAGGAGGAAGTACTGAAGAAATAGCAAAAGCTGTTACTCAAGCAAAAGTTCTAGGAATGGAATTAGGAGATGTAGCAGCAGCTGGTAAACAATTATTAGAATTTGAATCCTCTATAAGTAATGAATTAAACGCTGAATTACTAACAGGTAAACAATTAAACCTAGAAAAAGCTAGAATGGCAGCCTTAACGGGAGATCAAGCTACCCTTGCAAAAGAATTAGCAGCTAATATGGGTAATTTTACTGAATTTAGTAAAATGAATACACTCCAACAAGATGCATTAGCCAAATCTATGGGTATGCAGTCAGATCAATTAGCTGATGTTTTAATGAAACAAGAAGTACAAGGTAAAACAGCTCGAGAATTAAGAGCAATGGGGAAAGATGAATTAGCAGCTACATTGGAAAAAACCACAGCTCAAGATAAATTTAATGCTACTATGGATAAATTAAAAAGTCTACTAGCAGACATTATTTCTCCTTTACTTCCTATATTAGATCTTCTTACTCCCATAATGGATATGGTAGGAGAATTTGTAAAAGACATAATGCCCCTTCTTAATGCTGTAAAATTAATATTAACATTCGTAGTAGATGTTATAAGAAATATAGTTGATTTTATTGATATTGCAATAAATAAATTCACATTGGGTTTCTTAGGAAAAGATAAAGAAATGACTGGTTTTGGTGCAACAGCGGCTAGCTATGGTTCTATGATGGATTATGGTATGGATGGGGGCGATTTATCATCAGGACCAGCAGGGGCAAAACCAGGATTGAAAGATGGAGGAGTAGCAACTAAAGCAGTAGAAGTAGTTGTGGGTGAAGGAGGAGAAAACGAAGCTATAGTTCCTTTAAGTAAAGCAAGCCAAATGGGATTTGCTCCACCAAATACAACAGTACAAGCTCAACCTGAATTTGATTACGATAAATTAGCTAGTGCAATGGGTAATGTAAACCTTACAGCTACTACTAAATTTGATGATTTCGGTTCAAGAAGTAACTTAGCACAAACAGGAATAAAAAATAACACTTTAAAAAATCAAAGCAGTTTCGCTTAATTTATATTTATAATAAAACAAACAATTATGGGACTTAAAAATTTAACATCATTATACGATTTAGTATCAGGAAACGATCCAGTTGAAAATATGGATGGTCAACAAGGACCAACATTTCAACTACCAACTACAGATGCTTCACAAACACATATAGATTCATTACAACAAGTACCAGGACCTCCATCAAATTCACCACACCAAGATTTAGATGGAAATCCAGATCCTAATTTTAATACTTTAAATGGAACTACTAATTCTCCTTTTCAAAGTACAACTGGGGATCATATGGTAGACTTACTTACACAAAATGCAGTAAGTACAAATACAGGCCAAACTTATAATCCTTCTAACACCCAAGATTTAGATGGAGTACAAGGCCCACAATCACAATTACCAACAGACGCAGCTTCTCAAAAACATATAGATAGTTTACAAGTAGTACCAGGTGGGGATAGTAATTCACCCTTTCAAGATTTAGATGGAAACCCAGGTCCTCTATCACAACTACCTATTGATGATGCCTCTCAAAAACATATAAATTCATTAGCACAAGTACCAGGATTTGACAGTAATTCACCATTTCAAGATTTAGATGGTACACCAGGACCTAATTTTGGAGATGAAGGGGGAACAGGTAAACAATTAAATGGAGTAGATTTACATGAAGCTCTATTAAATCAAAACTACCAATATTCACATCAAACTCCAGTTATTACAGTAAATGGTGGTACTTACGATTTAGATGGTGGTTTACCATCAAGTGGGGAATATTTAAATAACTTTCCATCATAATAAAATATGGCTCTAAAAGAACTATTAACAGACCTTGAAGAAGGAATACAATCTTACCCAAACCATAATACCCCTTCAACATCAGGGGGTTTTGGTTATGGAGGAACTCGTATTTTTGATAGTAAAACTTTTAGACAACGTGATTTTAGTTTTGGGCAAGGCACCGCCTATGATAGACCAGGACAAGACTTTAGTAGAGAACCTTTAATTGGTAAAAATTTTAACTTACCAGGTCCTAATGATTCTCCTAGTGGAGGAGGTTTTTTAGGTTTTATTGGTAGTCTAACAGATGGTTTTGTAAGAGGAGGTATAGTTAATGCTATATCAAGATCAGCTAAAGATGTTGCTCGTATTACTAAATTTTATTTAACTTCAAGAGGTATAGGCTTTTTAGCTAAAAATGTTGCACTACAACTTTCAAACCCTAGAATACCTGTTGGAAGTACTACACTTTTTGGATTAGAACTAGATAGAAATAGAACATTTAATTTAGGTTTAAACTTAATAGCACAAGCAGGAGTTAATTTTAGTGGTATTCATTTTGATAGAGGGGGTGCAACACCTATTTTTCCTGATGTAGATAAATATGAAAAATATTATGGTCAAGAATACACTGATGGAATTGATTTTGGTAAAATAGATAGAAATAAAGGTATAACTCTTGGAAATAGACTTTTAACTTTATATGATTCTGCTATATTAGGAAATAAAGAAGGTACTTCTGAAGATGAAAAAGGTAAATTAGGTAAATTTATATCAGGTATAGGAAATAAAGTAAAAGAACTAACAGGACGAGGAGGAGAAGAATTATATGCTTATAATGGTGGACCAAATTCATTATATGGTATAGGAAAAACAAGAATAATAAGAGCAACAAATACAAGAACAGAAGACTTAAATCCTGATTATGATTTTCATTTAATAGGGGAAAAAGACGAAAATGGTAATGTTATTACAGGAGAAGCAGGTTATATACCTTTTAAATATAGAGGTGCAGATTCATCTGTAGATATCTATGTTAATAGATTATTTGCAAACCCACCAAAAGCTCAATATATAGGTATGCCTTCATCTTTTCTTGATGTTTATGGAAATAATGAGTTTAATACAAATCCCTTTTCTCATGGTTTATATGCATCTACTATGTTTGCTAGATTCCCAGATAGTTTAAGTGAATCAGCTAATTCTTTAGGAATTATGCTTTATAGTTCTATTCAAAAAATAGGGGTTACAGATCCAGATTCCTCTAAATTATTAGATTTTAGATCAAGAAAAAGAAAACAAGGGGTATATAGAATGCCTAGTACTAATTATCAAAGAGATGCTGTTGGGGGTAAAGCTAAATTTTACAGAGAATCTAGGGTAAATACAGGTAATCCTGGACAATTAAAACAAAAACATGGTTTTAATTATAGTGTATATGATCGTAGAACAGTAGATATGATTAATGCTTTAGATGTAATTAGAATAAAAGACAATACTTTCACAGACCAAGCATTTAGAGATTTAATCAGATTTAGAATAGAAGCTATAGACGCAGATAAACCCACAGAATCAGACGTAATGGTATTTAGAGCATTTTTAGATGATTATTCAGATAATTTTAATGCTGATTGGAATGCCTTTACTTATAATGGTAGAGGAGAAGAATTATATACTTATAAAGGTTTTAAAAGAGATATAAATTTTAGTTTTAAAATAGCAGCTCAATCACGTCATGAAATGATGCCATTATATAGAAAACTAAATTTTTTATGTTCACAAACAGCTCCTGATTATAAAGGAACAAGAATGAGGGGTAATTTTGTTAAAGTTACTATTGGTTCTATGTTAGATAGAACACCAGGTATTATAAATTCAGTAAGTTTAAAATGGCAAAAAGATTATCCTTGGGAAATTAATATAGATGGTCCAGAACAAGGTAAAGACAAAGAAATGCAAGTATTACCACATGTTTTAGATGTTAGTGTTAAATTTACACCAGTACATAACTTTATACCTAAGAAATCAGTAACAGATTCACCATTTATATTTAAACATGATAGAAATGGTAATATGAGAGAAGAAGAAAAATGGTATAAAAAAGGAGCAGCTCAAACTTTACAAGAAGCTTCCCCAGAAGGTCAAAGAAATGGTATGGGAGATATTTTAGCCCCTATAGATGCAGTTCCTGAAGAATCAGTAGCAGCTGATCAAAGAAGAAAAGCAGCAGAAAGAGACGCTGCAACTAAAAAATTCGAAGACGAACAAGCAGCAGAGAAACAAGCAGCAGAAGATGCTAAAGAAGAAGAAGAAAGAAAAGCAAGAGAGGCTTATTTTGATGATGATGATGATTGGGAAGAAATAGAAATTGAAGAAGAAGATGATCCAGAAGAATTTGACACAGCAGCAATAGCAAATAATAACCAAGAATATAAAGATAAAACAAAAGCTTTTCAAGATAAACAAAATGCACCAACACAAATAGATCCTATTCCTATTAAAAAGATAGAAACAGGAGTTAGTACACCTCCTTATTTACAAAAAGTTCCCCCTTATAATCCTGATAAATAAACTATGACAAATAGATTAGTACCTTTAACAATAAAAAGAAATTCTAGAAAAAGATATTATAAATATGCTAAATATCCTGTGGTTCCCTTATCCTTTAATGATATATACATTATAACTAAAAGTGAAGACAGATTAGACTTATTAGCAGAACAATTTTATGGAGACATAGAATTGTGGTGGATAATAACTATGGCTAATTTAGGTAAAGTAAAAAGAGATTCTTTTTTTGTTAAAGGAGGTTTACAAATTAGAATCCCCCAAGACACACAATCTGTAATTGATGAGTATAAAAGAATTAATTCTTAAAGTATGTCTATATTTAAAGAAAGTTTTAAAAATTTTGTTAGAAAACAAATTAAAATAAGAGAAGCAATAATTTCTCATGGTAATAAAGAAGGAGAAGCACGTACAAATTCTCCTATAGTAGATTTATCTAATTTAGGTGGTCCTAAAGAATTACAACTTCCCTCACATGCCTTTTACACTAATACACTTAATAGACAATGTGTTATTAGAATGTCTTCTGGAGTAGATTTAAAAGAAACTAATGAATTAATTAAAAATAATTCAAATCCATATGAAAGAAAAGATGATTTAATAAATGAAGGTTTAGCACTTAGATATGTTTTAGAAGGAGGTACTACTATGATAGATAAGTCTGTAAAAGAAACAGAAAAAGAAACAGACAGTGGGGGCACAAAAATAGTAAAAGAAACAGTTTTTAGAGCAGCCCCACGTTCGGGATTTACAGGTGCAAGTAAAAATAGATTTGGCCAAACATATGGTGATCCATCAATTAGGGCTAATTCAGCAGATGGTTATGGAATAGTACCTATGCCTGGTATTGTAGATGCAGATATAAAAACTAAATCAGCTTATGGTTCACTTAGAGAAGTTAAAGTAAATTTTGTTTGTCATAACATAAGACAACTTGAAATTTTAGAATTACTTTATATGAGACCAGGTTATCCTGTTTTAGTAGAATGGGGTTGGACTCCTTTTATTGATAATGAAGGTAAAAGAAGATCAGATTTTCCCTATATATCAGAATGGTGGGATCAAGATTCTACAACTAATGTAATTAATGAAAAAATTATAGAAAGAAAAATAGAAACAGGGGGTAATTATGATGGTGTAATAGGAATGGTTAAAAATTTCAATTACAAAGCAAGAGCAGATGGAGGTTTTGATTGTACTACGGAATTAACAGGGATGGGTGAAGTACTACAGGCTTTAAAAGGTAGAGATGATGTATTAGGTGGAGATGGAAAATATGAAACTGCTTTAGAACAGTTTTTTAAAATATTAATGGGATATTCTAGTCAAAAAGATAAAAATAGTTATGATGAGGGTGAAAATTGGTTATCTAACACTGGTACTTTTTTTAGAAAAATAGCGGGAGCAACACAAAACTTCTTTGGAGTAGAATCTGGATTACAAAAAGCTCGAGATCTAACTGATTATTTAGACCTAAATTGGATAAAAACTCATGCTAACGTTAATGAAAATATATATGGACCTTTTAAAGATTTACAAAATGGAGAAATAAGAGATCTTATATTACAAAGCTTTATGTTAAGAAATGATCAAGATTTAATTGTTGAAGAAGATCCTGAAGATGAAGATGAAGTAATAGCTAGTGTAAAATCTAAAAACACATATATTAGATGGGATTTTTTAGCACATGTATTAAATAGAAATATAATGGAAAGAACCCAATTAGGTGATAGTCCCCTTATATATTTTAAAACAGATGTTATAGTAAATGAAGATCGAGATATAATAAAAAATCAAGATAATTCTACTTCTATAGAAGGTAAACATATACAACCTCTAGCTTATACTTCTAAAAGATTATCTCCTGAATTAATAAAAGAATTTAAAAGATTATATAATCTAGCATTAAGTGATGATAGAACAAATGGTTGGTTTGGAATTGGAAATGGTCAATTTGAAGAAGTTTTTGGTGAAGGAGCAGAAGATATAAATGATAGATTAGATGATATTGAGAAGTTAGTAGAAAGTGGTGGTGACTTAGCAGATGTAGGTATTAAAACATTTGAAGATTTAATTAGAGATGATTTTTTAGATATGTCTATAGATCCCACAGTGTGTATGTTACCTCACCAGATGAGATTTATAAAGGAAAAAAATAATGATCCTAATGTTAAGGCTTTTTATAATAGACCTCAACCTCAATTTGCTGATGATGGTGTAGGAAATCCTAAAGACATGAGTCAAACAACTAAATATGATAAGGTTATAGAAATGTGTAATTATGATCTTGATACAAACGTAGAAGGAGTAGCTGAAAGACAAATAGGCCAAATCTTTTTAAATGTTGAACATTTAGATAGAGTTTACAAATCAATGAGATATAATGTTGGTTTATCAGAAGCTGGAACGCTAGACCAAAGCATAAATGACAGTTTTAATATGTTTGATTACATAAAAAGGATATTTGACGACGTAAATGCATCTTGTGGGGGTCAACATAGATTTGAAATACAAACAGACAATGAACGACCTAATGTAGTTAGAGTAATAGACATTCAATTTCAACCAGAATCAAAATTAGATTTAGAAGTTAAAGAAGGAAAAATAATAGAACTAAATATTCAAAGTAATGATTCTATTTTTAGAGATTATTCTTACACATCAACTGTACCTAGTGCTTTAATGGCTACAATTGGGGTAGTAGCCCAAAATCCCGATTCTATTTCTTCTTTAGAACAATCTACATTTTCAGCCTTAAATAAAAATATAAGACAAAGATTTTCAACCCCAATTAAACCAGATGCACCAAGAATAAAAACAAAAGCCGAAAAAGAAGACCAAGATAAAAAAGAATTAGAAGCTTTAAAATCAGCAAAAATAGCACAACAAGGAGAAAGAACAGCATTTGAAACAAGTATATTAGATACTTTTATTGCTTTTTGTAGTTTAAAAGTATTTTATGCAAAATCTTTACAAGGAAAATACTCAGATTTAGACAGTGATGGAAAACCAAAAGAAAGTAAAGAAATAGCAAGACAAAAACAAAATCTATCAACCATTATTAGTCAAATAACTAAAACGGAAACTAAACATTTAGAAGATGGTACCTACGCAGATGGAAGTAAATTTACAAAAGGAGACATAAAAAGAAAACCAGTAGAACAGGTTTCAGACATTATACCTTTAAAATTTAATGCTCAAATGGACGGTATAGGGGGAATTATAATTGGAAATGTATTTAAAATAAATCCATCTAGACTACCGGCAGCTTATAAAAAAACAGAGGGAAGACAAATTTTATTTATAACAATGGCTGAAGACCAAAAAATAACATCAGGTCAAGATTGGACCACTACTATTTCAGGACAATTAACTATAATAGCATCAGATGTTAATGAACAAGCTACAGGAACTAAAATTAGAAAAGAAGGAACAGGAGGTAATGGTGGTGGAAGTGGACAAGCAGGATCTGTAGTTATTTCAGAAGAAGCTAAGTATGAAGATAATTCTGCAGAAGAATCTAAAGTAGAAACTAAAACACCTGAACAACAACAAATAGAACAACAAGATCAATGTCCTGAAGGACAATATTTTGATGAAGAACTTCAAGCTTGTGTATTAGAAGAAGCAGTTGTAGAAGAAAAAGCCTTAATAGGAAATACAGGATTAACACAGGAAGAAATAGACGCAGGTAAATTAGAATCAACAAAAAGGAGAGTAAATGGACCTCCACCTTATACTTATGCCTATTTATATCAATCAGCTAAAAATCCCCAAAATGGTGCTTTAGCTGAAGAGTTTTTTAGAGGAAATGACGCTAAAGTTAATACTATAAACCAAAAGTTAAAAGAAATGATTAATTTATATGAGTCTAGATATCAATATAACTTTCTTATTGAAGATTTCCCTGGATTAGATAATGAAAATGTAGGAGCAGCTTATACTAGATATGAACCATGGATTACAGCTCTTTATGAAGATTTCCCAGAATTAAGAAATCCACCACCTGCACGTAATATTATTGAAACATATAGATCAATTGATATAGAACTTACAACATGGGGTGACTATAGACCAGATCCTACAATAGTAAATGGAGCAGATGTTTATGAAAAAGCAGCAGCTACAGCTGGAGTAGCTTATAACGATTCTGTATATCAAGAAATAGAATTCACGATAGCTGGTAGTGATTTTGAAGAATTGGAAGATTTAAAGTTTGATATAGATGATGCCATAGAAGATTGGGAAGATAATAATGGTACTTCTGCAGGATTAGGTTCAAGAACTACTTAAATATAACTAAAATGGCAAAATATACTCCAAAATCAAAAATAAGCATACAAGAAGCAGGTCCTGGTGAATTTATTTTGAAAAAAACCAGAAAACCTTACGTTGGTCCTTATATTGAAACTAGTGGAAGAAAATTTTTTGCAGGAAGTAATCCTAAAAAACTCTCCCTACAATTAATTAAACCAGTATCTATACCAAATAATTTTGGTAAAAACAGAAACACAGCCAAGTATAATGTTTTAAATAAAAAAACATACTCTAAATTAAAAAAATCCCAAAATATAGTAGCTACTAAAAATAAACCCACAGAAGATGATTATAAAGCAGGAAGGTACACTAGATACTTTATAAAAAAGGTAAATGAATTATATGGTTATTTTGAAGTTGATAAAAAAACATATCATTCTATAAATAAAAAAGAACCAAAATACAACCATCCTATGTATGATGTAGGACAAATAGTTTGGTCATTAGTCGGTAATGTTAAAAAACATAACAAAGCTCAAACATTTTTACAAAGAGATAAATATCCCAATTTAAATGTTTTATTTTCTAAATTAGATGAATTTGCTAAAATAGAAGATAGATTAATAGAAAATCTTTCAACTAGTGGTGGGGAATTATATTATAAAGATGGAAGAGAATATAAAGGCCCCTATCATATCCATCCAGGCAAAGGACCTATGGTGGGTGCTAAACATATATCTGGACCACATGAAACTCTATTCTATGAACAATCTGAAGACACGTTACAGTCAGGAGGTGATATTATTTTAGGTAAATCTGTTACTTCATTAAATGAAATAGCCCCTGAATATACAATATTATCTCCAACAACTCCTAGTACCCCTTCTACAAGTGTAACTACAGGAGGAAGTACTTCTGGTGGTGGAGGAGGTGGTTATTAGATAAAGCTTTATTACATTGATAGGGTATGTTCTACCTTATCGAAACAAAAAATCAATTAAACCAACTAAAAGAGGAATTATCTCTAGATGGTTTACCTTATCTTGAATTTATTCAAGGCAATGACAACACACACCCTGCGTTAGCAGAAATTATAGCCATTTATCTTAATGTAAATAAAGAAAGCTACATTATTCCGTTAAGTCATTTAGAATGTATAAATCAAGACAGAGATCATGTATTGGGGTTATTGGAAGAATATGAATTTTGTGTTTTAGATAAGAAAAGCAGCTTACATGCGGCCCCACACATCCCTTATACGGATATACAACATACAATAGCTCCTTTAGACAAACATACAACCCAAGCACACCAATGGTATTACCGAAAATTCCCACATACTAAGGTGAATAAAATGATACCAATTGGAAAACACCTAGAGCGCTGTGAAGCAAAGTTACGCGCTATAATCGATGATTCTCCAAGTGAAACTAATGAGTATTATGATTCCACATTGTTACCTGTTTTATATGAGTTGGAAAAGAATAGCTTAAAATTTAATGATAAGTTTGACGACTATTTCAAACCAAAGTGTAAAAAATTCTCTATAAAAGAAGACCATATATACGGATGGTATAATCCATACACTACAACCGGAAGACCTGTAAATAACTTTAATGGAATAAATTTTGTAGGATTAAAACACGACAATGGCGAAAGAGACACATTCGAACCTGACAATGACTTTTTTGTAGAAATGGATTATGATGGCTATCATCCCCGTCTAATAGGCGATATAGTCGACTATCAATTTGAAGGCAACGTACACAACACACTTGCGGAAATTTATTTTAAATCCAAGAATATTACTCCACAACAATATAAGGAAAGTAAAACACTTACATTTAAACAAATATATGGAGGTATAGATAAGGCGAACTTATACCACCCTTTCTTTAAAAAAACACAGGACTTTATAAACATTATTTGGGAAGAATTTAATAAGAAAGGAGAAGTAAAATGTGGTAGTTATACTATTAGAAAAAAAGACCATCCCAAAATACATTCACAAAAATTGTTTAATTATTACATACAGGCAACTGAAACAGAAACCAACATTCGTAAGATAAAAATTATACAAGATTACTTAAAAATAAAACAAACAAGATTAGTTCTTTATATATATGATGCATTTATATTTGATGTTGCTAAGTCAGATGGTAAACAAATATTAATTGATTTACAAACGATACTTAGTGATAAGTTTCCTGTAAAATTAAAGAGTGGTACTCATTATGGTGCTTTAAGTTAAATTTTATATTTATAACTGGAAAAATTCCGGTTATTTATGACGAATCGATTATACTGTACTTTTACAACAATAGATGCATATGAAGAAGTAGCAAA